TCTCAAATGTCTATAAACAAAGTAATAACCCTAAAATAAAAGTATGAGCAAATTTAAAACATTAAGAGGAAGAAGAATCTTAATAGAAGTACCTGTAAAAAAAGAATCTACAATTAAGTTATCTGAAAAAGATAATGATGCGCTAATGTATGAAGCAATGAAGCAATGGAATAGACTTACTATTTATGCTGTAGGAGATAAAGTAGAAGATGTTGTTGTGGGAGATGTAGTATATATTGCAGTTAGTCAATTAGAACATGCAGAAAAAGTTGACATTGATGGAAGTGTCAAGTTAATGTTGAATGAAATGGATATAGCAATCATATGGTAAATATCTCACATGATGATTACTTTTCATCTAGTACAATTAATTCTAAAGAACTGTCTCCAGAAGATGTTAAAGAAAGAATAAAAACTTATAATCCTTATAATGTAAAGGATTTAAAGTATAATACTCTTTCAGAAGAAGTACATGACTTTAGAAAAAATATTCCTCCTTTTAATCCCCGTCCGGAATATTATGGTGGAAAAGATACAGCTTATGAAGTCTTTACAGTATTAGAAGCATGGAAGCTAGATAAAGATTTTTATTTAGGTAATGTTTTAAAGTATTTAGCAAGAGCAGGTAAAAAAAGTTTTAACAAAAAAGAAGATTTAGAAAAAGCTTTAGTATATTTACAGAGAAGAATAGATACACTATGAAAACAATTGTTATTATAATTTTTTGTGCAGTAATATTATTACTATGGTTAATAGCTAATGCTATGTCAAAACCAGTCTTTAATAAAATGAGTAAAAACTTTGAATTTGATAGTTTAGGAAATACAATTTCAAACTATTGTATATTTATAATAATCATAATGTCCTTCCTTATAGGACTATGGATTTGACTTAGAAGTCACTTTGGTTAGTTATTCTTTTAAGTTAATGAGAAGCCCTAGGTAACAGCAGGGCTTTTTTTTATTTAATAATTTTGTTATTTGAATAATTTTTAGTATATTATACATATAAACTTATAAAAAAACAAATCATGGATATCTTAAATTTTATTTCTTGGATTAAAGGAAGAAGAGTAGTAACTACTGTTAATCCTAATGAAACACTTATGCCTATTGGTCTTAAAGATGATCGTAGAGATGATGGTTATTTAGCTGCAGCTATTACAGTACAAAACTTTGTAGCAGCAGTTGGTGTAATAGGTCAAGGTCCTCAAGGGGTTCAAGGCCCTCAAGGAGTACAGGGAGTACAAGGTATTCAGGGTAACCAAGGTACTGCTGGATCTGCAGGTGTAGCTGGTGTACAAGGTAATCAAGGTGTTCAAGGTATTCAAGGTAATATTGGTGTTACTGGATCACAAGGTCCAATTGGACTTACTGGTGCACAAGGTGTAACAGGATCACAAGGTATTCAAGGAGTAGCTGGAGCAGTTGGCCCAGCCGGATTAAACTGGCAAGGTGCTTGGGCTTCAGGATCTTCATATATTGTTGATGATGCTGTAGGATATGGTGGAGCATCATATTTTTGTATTAATCCTGTTGGTCCTACACTTACAACTCCTGATTTAGATCCAAATTGGGCATTACTTGCATCTCAAGGTGCTGTTGGTCCTCAAGGGTCTCAAGGAATTCAAGGATTGCAAGGTGTAGCAGGTACTACAGGAGCAACTGGATTAACAGGTCCTATTGGAGCTCAAGGTCCACAAGGAACAACTGGTATTCAAGGTGCTACAGGTCCTATTGGTCCAACAGGTTTAACAGGTCCAATAGGAATAACAGGTGCTAATGGATTACAAGGACCAGTAGGTCCAATAGGAGCAACTGGAGCAACAGGACCACAAGGTATCCAAGGTATACAAGGACCAGTAGCCCCAGCAGGTTTAATTTGGCAAGGTAACTGGACTTCTATGACACCATATGCATTAAATGATGCAGTAGCCTTTGGAGGTTCTACATATTTTTGTACAAATCCTGCAGGTGTAACATCTGCAACTGATCCAGCTTCAGATCCTGGTAACTGGGCAATATTAACATCTATAGGTGCAACGGGTGCAACCGGAGCCACAGGAGCTGCAGGTGCTGCAGGCGCAACGGGACCACAAGGTATTGTTGGCCCAACAGGAGCAACTGGACCTCAAGGTTCTACTGGTACTACTGGTGCTACAGGAGCGAATGGTGGACAAGGTGCACAAGGTGTTGCAGGTCCTATTGGTCCTGCTGGATTGACTTGGCAAGGTATTTGGGATCCATTCCAAGGTTATTTAGAAAATGATGCTGTATCTTTTGGAGGTGCAAGTTATTTCTGTTATAATCCTGCAGGTGTAGGTCCATCACTATTAGATCCAACATTAGATCCTGGTAACTGGGCATTACTTGCTGCAGTTGGAGCAACAGGTCCAGCAGGAGCAACAGGTGCTGCAGGAACTGCTGGTGCAACAGGTGCTACTGGTGCTACTGGTTTAACTGGGCCAGCAGGTAATACAGGTCCTCAAGGTATACAAGGAATTCCTGGGTTAGGATTACCTTATTGGGTTGAGACTAATGCAGGAGATCTTACAATATGGTCTAATGGTAAAGGTAACCTTCCAACTAACACATCTTATGGAGATGGTGCTTTAAGAGTTAACACAACCGGAACTAACAATACAGCAATTGGTAGATCAGCTTTAGCATCAAATACATCTGGTGCTTCTAATACAGCTATAGGTACTAGTGCTTTAATTTCTAATCTCATAGGTAATGACAATACAGCTTTAGGACTTAATACCTTAGTATCAAATACAGCAAGTAATAATACAGCAATTGGTGCTTATTCAATGCAAGCTAATACAACGGGAACTAGCAATACAGCTATAGGTAGAGTTGCTTTGCTTAGTAATAATACTGGTTATGCTAATACAGCTATAGGTCAAGCCGCATTATTTTTAAATGCAAATGGTTATCAGAATACAGCAATTGGGGACAGTGCTTTAGTTAATAATGTTGCTGGTAGAAATAACATAGCAATTGGTTCTGCTGCACTATCTACTACAAGTTCAACAGCTAATACTATAGTTATAGGATCTAATGCAACAACTACTGATGGTACAGGTGGTTCAATAATTATTGGTACTAATGCAGTAGGTAATGGAAGTAATCAACTTGTAATAGGTAGCTCGGCTACCTATGTAGGAGCATCAGGAAGTCCAACAGGATTTGCAACAACAGCAAATGATTTTGTTGGTGGATCTGCTTTACCAGCATTGGCTAAGTTTTTAACAATTAAAATTAATGGAACAGATTATAAGATTCCATTATACAATGTATAATAATTTAAAAAATAAATAATCATGGATATTTTAAATTTTATTTCCTGGATCAAGGGTGGTAGACTGGTAAATACAGTTGACCCAACACAATCTCTATTACCAATAGCTGTTAAAGATGTTAAACGTGATGATGGTTGGTTAGCTGTTGCAATGACTGTAGAAGATTTTACAAATCAGTTAGACTTAGATAGACTAACAGCAGGAACTAGTGAATTTGTATTAGATAGTACAGGTACTCTTACATTAAATACAGGTGATTTAACTATTAAAACAGATCCTCTTCTTGGAGATGATATCTTTATTTTTGCTACAGACAGAGCTGAAGTAAGAGGTGGTGATAAACTATTAAATACAAACAACACAGGTGGTGCTGCACGTCTTATTGCTGGAGATGGTTCTTATAGTGATGGTATTACTGATGCTGGTGATGGTGGTAGTATAAGAGTTTATGCTGGAAATGCTGGTACAAGTGTTGCAGGAAATCAGGGATACGGTGGTACAGTAAGAATACGTGGAGGATATACCTCAGTACTTTTAAATGCTGGTGGTGAAGTAACTATTGAAGGAGGATCTAGTATAAGTAATATTGAAGGAAATATAAATATTGGAGGTAGTAATACATTTACATTTGATCCAAATCAAAGAATATTAGTATATCCTCTTGCACAATTAACTGATTTAGGATCACCTGTTGTTTCAGCTGGAGCTAGAGCAATGATTAATGATTCTACAGTAACAGCATCAGGTAACTTTGGAGCTATTGTTGTTGGTGGTGGTACAGATATAGTACCTGTATTTTCTGATGGTACAAACTGGTTAATAGGATAAACTATAAATATTTTAAAAGAAATTAAATATAAAAATAAAAAACTATGTCAGTAGGAAATTTAAAAACAGACGGTCAAAAAGGAAATAATTTCCCGTGGCAATTAAAAATGTTGCAAGGTATTCAAGGTATTATTGATGCTTTGACAGCAGGAGTTTGTTGTCCACCACAGCAAAGAATTGCTATGGTTACATCTTTATCAAATGCTGCAGGTTCAATTAATAATGGTACATATGGATTTTCTATAGCAAATATAGGAACAGCAGCAGGAACTGTAAGCGGAATTACTTTACCAGTAGGAGTAACAATTAATTTTGATCCAGGAGTAAATAATACTATAACAGGTGTATCTTATGATGCAACAGGTACTGAATTTTTAATTACCTATATGTCATAAGTAATGGGTACTGAGATAAACATAGATAGATATTCTTTAAATCCTTCAGGGTTTATAAATAGACTATATACTCAGACTAGTTCTAGTACACCTGTAACAGCTACTGCCGTTGAGGGTAGTTTATTAGATGGTGGTCTAGGAACTCTTATAATTCCTGCTAATGGATTTCAAGTAGGAGATAGTTTTAATGGATCATTAATAGGTCATTTATCTTGTGTAGGTACAGCTACTTTACAAGTTAGAATTAAAACTGCATCAGGTATATTACTAGCAGATACAGGAGCAATGGCAATGAATGCTGCTACTAATAAACATTGGAAATTAGATGTTAATTTTACTATAAGGCAATTAGGAGCAGCAACAGTAGCTTCTATAGCATCAGGAGGATTATTTTCATATACTAAAAATTCAGGACTTAACTTTGAAGGTGTAAATTTTAGTATAATAAATAATACAACTTTTGATACTACTGTATTAAACACACTTGTTATAACTGCTCAATGGAATACTAATAATGCAGGAAATTCTATTTATTCTGAATTATTTACATTATTCAAAACATATTAAAATTAGTATATGAAATATTTAGTCATACTACTTTTATTATTATCATCATGTTCTCTTGAGAAGAGACTAGCTAAATACTGTCCATTATGTGTACAGAAAGATAGCACTATAACAGTAATACAAGTTAAAGACACAACTATAACTATTCCTGGAGAAACAATAACACTATTAGACACACTTTATTGTGACTCTCTTGGTAATGTTATATCTAAACTAAATGGAGACCTTAGAGACAAGGATGGTAAGTTAGTAAGTTTACAAACTAAACTTCAAAACAATGTGTACTACACAAAAGCCAAAGTTGAGACAATCTATAAAACAATTAAGGGTAATGATATATATCATACCAATACTATAACCAAAACACTTAAACCAGAAAAGATTAAATATATCCCAGGTTGGATAAATTT